TTAATCGAACGGTTGCTGGTTCGAGTCCAGCCGGGGGAGCGGGAGTGAAGCCCCGCCTGGGTTATTACCCGGGCGGGGCTTTCTTTCGTTCGGGATCAGATCGAAGATCCCCACCTCCAGGATCTCCGCCAACTGGTAGAGCTCGTTGATCTCCCACGGCCTGTCTCCGCGCAGCTTCCGGCTCAGCGTCGACTGGGCCATTCCGAGCTGTTTCGCGACGTCTGTCTGGTTCCGTCGCTGCCTCCACATGAGCTGATGGACACGCTCACCGATCACCGCGTTGTAGTCCACATCGATCACCGACTTGCTCGCTCGTGTCGTCATAGATACCACGGTACGTCAAACGCGACAGCCGCGACAATAGTTGTGACCAGGTTGACGCCTTATGTCGGAGCGGGATACCGTCACGTCTATGCCAGACCGGAATAACACCGATGAGCTTTTGACCACAGGTCAAGTCGCACGGGAATGGCAGGTCAGCGTTCGCACCATTCAGCGGTACATCGCCGCCGGACACATCAAGGCAACCCGCCTGCCGTCCGGAGTCGCGAGGATCCGTCGCTCGGATGCTGAGAATGCTCTCAATTCCCCTGCTGTCTGACCCAAAAAGAACCCGTCTGGTGCGCGAACACCAGACGGGCGTGACAAGCGATTGGAGACTCTCGATGCCAAGAGAGATATTACCAACGGGGACCGACTCTCCACAGTCCCCGTTCGACCGCGTCCGGCAGGTCCGCGACGACGGTTCGGAGTTCTGGTCAGCCCGCGACCTGTGCCAGATCGTCGAGTACGAAACCTGGCGCAACTTCGCTGCGGCTATCGACCGCGCGAAGATCGCGTGCGAGAACAGCGGATCCGCAGCTCAGGATCATTTTGTCGGCGCCAGCAAATTGATCGAGCTGGGCAAGGGCGGTCGCCGAGAAGTCGAGGACTTCAACCTGTCCCGATTCGCCGCGTACCTGGTCGTGATGAACGGTGACCCGCGCAAGCCGGCGATCGCCGCAGCGCAGTCCTACTTCGCGATCCGGACCCGGCAGGCAGAGGTCGTCGAAACGAGACTCGCCGACGCGCTCGACGTGCCGAAGCGGCAGATGGAGATCATGCAGCTCGCCCAGGGGCTGATCGATCCCCGCCACCTCGAAGCCAAGGCCCGCCTCGTCCTTGCCCGTGCTCTCGGTGAGGCTCCCGAACTCGACCCGAAGACCACCCCGCTGTACGCGCAGACGTACCTCGAGGAGAAGGGCCTGACCCGGGACGAGATCAAGTCGATGTCGTCGGTGTTCGGCAAGCGCCTCAAGGCGATGTACCAGCTCGAGCGCGGCGAAGATCCGGGCCAGTACCCCCTCGAAACGAAAGCGGGCCAGGTCCGACAGGTCAACGCCTACACCGAAGCCGACCGGGATCTGTTCGACCGCGTGTGGACGAAGTACTACGGAGAAGCATCATGATGAACCTGGACCCCGGCGAGCTGACCGAGGTGGCCGACTTCCTCGGCGCACTCGGATTCGATGATGCCGCAGACGCCCTTCGTACCGCAGCGCGGAATACCAAGAGCCGGAACGATGAGGACGAGCGCGTCGACCGGTACGCCCGGGTGTTCCTCGACGGCGAGGCGGAGTGGTGGCGGGAGGCCCAGTATGACTTCACGCCGATACCGATGACTCCGGCAGTGAAGTCCGGTATCCGCGCGGTGCTCGCGGAGGTCGAGAGGGAGCAGGCGCCGAAGCCGCGCCAGTGGAACGACCTCCGATTCGTGCCCGAAGATGTCGAGCGCGTTCGCGCCACCGACACAGACGGGCGTGAGCGTGTGCTCGCTCGAGGTCGGGCTCTCCACGGCTGGGTGTGGGCCAACACCGGCCAGGTGGTGTGGACCGATCACTGTAGATCGCTTGCGCCGTACACCGAGATCCTCGGTGGTGCCGAATGAGCCGCACCCGCATCCGTCGCCTGCTCGCCACGGCATTCGCCGGCGCGTTCCTCGTAGCCGCGTGCGACACCGGCAGTAGCGAGCCTGTGGTCATCGGCGAGTATCACGCCCAGGTCGATACGTGGGGGTCGAGATGACCGGCCGCCGTGACGACAACGCAATCCGCGGGCTGGTGTTTGCGATCGGTGCCGCGCTGCTCGTCATCCTTGCGACGTTGATCGTGGCGGGCCTGCTGATCGGGATCGGGACGGTGACGCCATGAGCCCGCAGCGGATCCAACGCAAGCGCACCGCGGGCTGGCGGATGCCCGAAGGCGCGGTGTACGTCGGCCGCCCGAGTAAGTGGGGCAACCCGTTCCGGGCGGGAGCGTTCACATTCCTCACCGGACCGAAGGCCGGCAAGACGATGGATGCGGCCGACGCGGTGAAGGCCTTCCGCAACCGCATCAACCTGGTCGAGGGCGAGGAAGTCATCGCTCGGATCCGGAAAGAACTCGCTGGCAAGGATCTCGTGTGCTGGTGTCCGCTGGACGCCCCGTGTCATGCGGATGTGCTGCTCGAGATCGCCAACCGAGACGACGGTGTCGGCGCGTGTGGGGTTGCCGCGCCGACACCGTCCACCCACCATCCCATACCACCGAAAGCGCGGTGCGAATCATGAGTCGTGAAGCGGACATTCGCACATCGGCAGCAGTCGCCCAGTTCTTCCGGAACTCCAACCGCGCCCGCACATCCGAAGTGGCGACTCCGGTCGCCGACGCTGTATCGGAACCGTCGGGCCTGCGGATCGATGTGACACCCCCGCCGGCGGGGTTCGGTTCGTGGCAGCAGTGCACCTATCGCGAGTGGGCGGCAGCTCGCCGGGACGGGTTGCCGGCGCTGCAGCTCGAGATCACCAACGACGACCAGTTCGGTAGCGCCTACTGGACCGCACGCAGGCAGGCCGGTTCATGACCCCGCCGCGGTTCGACCTGCGGACGCCGCGACTCGGCGAGGTGTGCATCGTGACCCCCGATGGTTTCGAGTCGATCGGAACCATCGAGGGCGACATCGTCATCTCGTGGGAGACGGTGGAACGCCAAGCCGAGGACTGCATTCCCTTCACCACGAAGGTCGAGGCGTCGTGGTCCGTACCGATCGACCCGGACGAGGCGTTCCAGGCACGCCGCAACCTCGCACGCATTGCCGGTCTGCCGCTTCCGACCACCGCCGGCATCGACCTGTGGCCCGACATTGAGCGCCGCGCAGCGGCCGCCCTCACTCGCTCCCAGAAACTCAGCAACCGGAAGGCAGGTGCCCGATGAGCGCACCCATCGACACCGACGAAGGCTGGGCGGCCTACCGAGCCGCAACCGACGACCTCGACCGAATCTCGAATCGCGACCTGGCCCTGTACCTCGCGATGCTCGTCGTCGCGGCACTGTGCTGCATCGCCGCGATCGCTGGCGGGTGGTGACCGTGGCCTACGCCAAGACCGAAACCAGTGGGGACGTCACCGCAACCTGGCACTCGGGATCGCAGGAGATCCACGTGCTCGTGGGCCTGTCCGGCCACCTGTACCTCACGGTCGACGAAACCCACCAGCTGATGGACGAACTCCGCGTCGCCTTGCGCACCGCGGCCGAGGACGAAGGAGGCCGGCCATGATCGACGACCGTCATCGCCTCGACCAGGTCGACGGCATCGAGGCCCGCACGATCTCGGATGTGGCCGCGAACCTCGCCGTGAGCCTGACACTGCAGGCGGACGAGCACGACAACGCCCGCGGGGAACGGCTCACCCAGGCGAACGCCGCGGTGAACCTCGCAATCTCGTGGCGCACGTTCGCAGCGATGTACGACGCCGACCAGGAGCTGCGCGCCGAGCGAGACGAGCTGCCGCGCGATCAGCGCGCCGAGGACATCGCGAGGGGCGTGTACGAGGTGCCGACCCTCGAACACCTCGTCGCGTTGGCCCGCACGATCGCCAAGGACCCCGCCGCGGCCGATGTGCCGATCGACATCGCGTACCGGCCGAACTCGGGAATGCAGGTGCATACGCCATGAGTCTGCCGATGCCTGAGTTCGATCACCTGGAGTTATGCGCGGAGTGCGGCCATGACCGGGAATCGCACAACCACGGAAGTGGGTCCTGCAGCGTCACCACCGACCTCGGTCCCGGAATCCACATCTGGTGCCCGTGCCCCGTTTACCAACCCGAGGAGACCACCCCGTGAACCGAATCGAGATCGGACCGCCGTTGGGCAGCGACGAGGCTCGCCTGTTGGCCGACACCCTCGGCGCGGGCAGCGCGGTGGTGTATCTGCCGGACCTCGGCAAGACCCGGCTGCCGGCGGATCGGACGATGATCGCCTGGACCTCCGAGGACGGGTCGGCGTGCATCACCGTCGAGCCGGACGGCCGGATCGCCCCGCACGCCGCAGCCCTGACCACGGCGCAGGCGAACGATCTGGCGGCCGCGCTGATCGCGGTCACGCTGCGGGTGGTGGCCTCCACCTGATGGCTCGGTGCAGGAACTGCCAGGTGGAGATCACGTGGGCGACGTCCACGGGATCTGGCAAACGGATCCCGCTCGATCTGTACCCGGATCCTGGTCTCGGATCGGTGCGCAAGCGTGACATCCGGGACCAGGACGGGGTGATCTACGCGGACATCCTCCGCGGTGACGAGCTGCACCGCGCGATCGCCGACCAGCAACCCTTGTACGTACTGCATTCCGAAACCTGCCACGCGCGCCGGCCACCGAATCCGAAGCCCGCGCATATCCGTCTCGACCCGCCACGAAAAGTGAAGCGGCAATGGAGATACCGGTAACCATCATTTCTGATCGAAAGGGGTACGGCGTGACCACGATCTGTGTCGCCACCCACGACTTCCGCCGCGCGTGCACCGCCGTGGTCAAGCACGCCTACCCGAAGGAACACGCGGTGCTCAACCGGGTGCGCATGGCGATCGACAAGCACAACATCACCCTCACCGCATCCGACGGCTGGACCTCCGGTCTGGCGATCGCTTCGGTGTGGGAGTCCGAGAACGACATCGTGCCCATCCCGTCCGAGGGCGTGCTGGTCGATCTCGCGCCGGATCAGATCCGCAAGATCCTCGCCGTGTTCCGGGCACCGAAGGACAAGTCCGAGGAACCCGAGGCGATCATCGAGATCGAGGTCGGCGACAACTACGTGAAGATCGCCGACGTCTCCGGACTGCCCGGCATCGACGGCCAGGCCCTCGAACTGCCGCGCATGGACACCGTCGAGTCGTTCCCCGACGTCGCTCACACCATCTCCCGTATCCGGCACCTGCCGCACGCCGGCCGCGACACCATCCACCTGTCGCCGATCGTGATCAGCGCGTTCAGTGCCGCGGCGAATGCCTACGGCGAGCCGATCTCGATCACCGGGCACGCCGAGTCTCGAATGTTGTCCGTGGTGGTCGGCGAGAGCTTCCTCGGGGCGCTGATCCCGACGATGTTGTCCGACGAGGACAAGGCGAAACGCGAACTGTGGGACGACTCGTGGGAGATCCGCCTGCCCGCTCCGGATTCGGTGCCGCGCAACGCGACGAAGCCCGAAACGAACCAGATCAAAGCGGCCGCCGAGCAGCTCGCGAAGGCCGGCGTCGTGGAGATCACCTTCGGAGGGAAAGGCCGCGAACGATGAGCGACACCTTCATCGACGTCGTCCGCGTCGCAGACATGTTCGCCGACAGCACCTATCAGCGCGACCTCGACATCAAGCGAGTCGACCGGATCGCGGCCACCTGGGACCGCCGCCTCGTCGGTGTCCTCGAGGTCTCCGACCGCGGTGCCACCGCGTCGCCGCGCTTCGCGATCATCAACGGTCAGCACAGGTGGGCCGCCGCCGCTCGCCTCGGCATCGCACAGCTCGCCGCCACCGTGCACACCGAGCTGACCGTCGAGGACGAAGCCAAACTGTTCTTCGACATCGACGCCAAGACCCGCGCCCTGACCACCTGGGACCGCTGGCACGCCCGCAGCGCCGCCGGCGACCACGCGGTCCTGGCGATCGAACGTATCGCCGCCGAATGCGGCCTCGAAGTCACCCAGAATCCCGGACCGAAGAACCTGCAGTGCTGTGCCGCACTCGAACGCATCTGGTCCCGCTGCGCACCCGAAGTCCTCGCCGACACGCTCGTGCTCGTTCTCGACATCTGGCCCGGCGAAACCGAAGCCCGCAAGGCCGTCGTCCTCGAAGGCGTCGCACTCGTACTCGACACGTACTCGCTGACCATCGACAACGGTCGCCTCGGCGACGCTATGTCCGACCTCACCGCCCGCCAGCTCGTCACCCGAGCACGCGACATGCAAGAACGCTCCGGCGGGTCCCTCACCAAGTGCATCGCCCGACTGCTCGTCACCGCCTACAACAAACGCGCCGCCCGCGGCCGACTCGACCCAGAGGCAATCCGATGACAACCACACACCCCACCGAATGGACCGCAGAGGACTCCGACGCACTCGACGTCGAGATCCTCGTCAACGCCCGCCGGCGCACCGTCCCGCCCCTCAAGTCGAAGATGAATCCCGGTCACCGTCGCGTCATGGCCACCGCCGCGCAGGTGCTCGCGGAGAAGGGCCGAAACCATCACGAGATCGCCGAGCACCTCGGTGTCACCGCTCGGTCCGTACAGCGCTGGAAGAAGGCCTTCACGCAGTCCGGCGGTGCAGCATGAGCACGCGAACACTGCGGGAGCTGGAAGCCGCTCGGGAAGACATGCAGACGTTCGTCCGGCTGGGGCGCACATTCAGTGCGATCGCGATCTCCACGTTGGTGCTCGGGTCGTCTGGCATACCGACGGCATACATCACGGGTAATGCCGCATTCGTCGTGATCACGGTCGTGTTCTGGATCGCCACCATCGTGTCGACCGTCTTCTCGATCTACATCTACAGCGAGGAAGTGTCCCGGTCGCGGCAGCGGCTCCGCAGCGCTCAGTGGGCTTACGAGGACGCAGTCATGAAAGAGGCCGGAGCATGAGCAACATCGACCAGACCTTCGCGACGGACATCACGAAATGCCGCACCTGCCGAGCCGAAATCGTGTGGGCCAGCACCACCAAGGGCAACGCGATACCTCTCGAGCCGGAGCCCTCGCCGAACGGGAATCTGAACGTGTACCCGGTGCCGGCGGATCCGCGGGGACGCATCGCGATCGTCGTCACCAACTCGCGCCGCGCAGCTCTCGCCGCGGCCGGAATCCCGCTGTACGTCTCGCACTTCCTGTCGTGCCCCGACGCCGCCGAATGGAGAAAGCAATGACCGACAACCCGGCCGAGGTGTACCGCACCCGGCTTCCCGAAGCGCTCGAAGCATTCGACCGCTACCGCGAGGGCACCGGACACGTGCTCGTCGACGACGCCGTGTACGTCGGCACTGCGGTGTGCCCGAACGGCTTCGTGTGGCACGTGTACCTCGACGCCTCGACCACGGCGGTGCAGTGATGACCGCCCGCGCCGAGCTGGTCGACCTGGTCTGGAATGTGCAGACGCAGGACCCCGACGCACTCACGCCGCGTGATGCCGAAGAGGTCGCCGACGCAATCCTCGCCGCCGGATACCGGAAGCGGCGTGTCGTAACGACGGCGACGGAACTCGAGGCAGTGCCGCGTGGCGTGGTGCTGCGGTCCAAGGCGGGCTCGATCGTGGCTCGATTCGACGCCGTCCGTGGCGTGGTGTTCGGAGAAGGCCGGCCGTTCCCGTGGGGCATCGTGGATCTGCCGGCCGTGGTCCTCTACGACCCCACGGAGGCGTGATGGCCGACTACTGCTCTGTGACCCTCGATCAGGCACCCGCGCACAAGTGCCTGTGCCGCCGCGACTACAAGCACAACAGCCCGCATCGCTGCTACTGCGGGCACCTGTGGGGTGATCCGTTCGTCGAGATGTCCTACGACGAGCAGCGCGCATTCCTCGGGCTGCCGCGGGTGGACCTCATCGCTGGCTCCTACCAGCTCGGCAAGGCATATACCGAGCAAATCCTCGACGAGCTGATGCCGCAGGAGAAGGTCTGGGCGACATTCGCCGGTCTCCGCTCGCAAGACCTTGTGCCGGCGCCCGTCCCGGCATCGTCTCCGCGTGACGACCTCGGCAAGGAAATCGTGATCGCAGTCGATGGACTGTCCGTTGGTGGCCGCCGATTACCGGGTGTGATCGAGAAGGACTCGTTGCACGTCGAGCCGATCTGTGATGCTCCCGGCTTGTGGCGGGTCGACCTATCGCTGCTCACGACCACGCCGCCGCGGTTTATTGGGACGCGCCTCGTCGACGGCGGCTGCAAGGTGCGGCTGCGGTCGGGCCGATGGGAATGCGTACTCGACCACGAAGTTCATCGCGATGCGCAGATCATCGCCCTGCTGAATGGCTCCAAGATCGGACGCACATGACCATCCCATCGCTGCACACCGTGCGCCTGTACATCGCCCGCGACGGATTCCGCTGGCACCGCAAGGCAGCCAACGGCCGGATCGTCTCCGAATCGGGGGAGGCGTACACCACGAAGGGCGCAGCCCTCGAAGGGCTGTCGATGTCCAACCGCGACACCGACAACTACACGTTCATCGACGACACCGAGGAGCAATCGTGACATCAGCAGAAATCGATCTCGACGAGGTCGTGAAAGTATTCGTGGACGGTGCCGCGACCTACTGGCGCGATCATGGACGTCCCGATTTCGTCCCCTCGCCACCGACCCCCGCGACGCGCTGCGGAATCCGTGCCGTGGTCGCCCACCTCGAGCAGACGGCACCTGCTGCTGTCGGCCGCTGTGGTGTGGTGTCACCGCTGGTACTCGAAGACCAGGACGGATTCTCGACGTGCTGTTTGCCCGCCGGCCATGACGGTTGGCACCGCGGCGACATGGGCGCCGAATGGGGTGTCGCCCGCGACATGTCGGTCGAGGCAAAGCGAGCTGTCGCCGAGAAGGTGCTCACCGAACGCGCCGACGAACTCGAGGAAATGGCCGAGCGGATGGGCGCCGAGAACCCGCTCGTCGGCGCAGCGGCACGTGTGGTCGTCGATCACCTGCGCGGCTACGTGAAGTACCGCTTGCCGTTCGAGTTCCCCGGGGACGAGTGATGCGGTACTTCTACGACACCGAGTTTCTGGAGGACGGCCGCACGATCGATCTGATCTCGATCGGCATCGTCGCCGAGGATGGGCGCGAGTACTACGCGGTCAATTCAGATATGGACCACGGCCGGATCGCGGCCGACGAGTGGTTGTGCAAGAACGTCGTCCCGCACCTTCCGCTGAGGGGCGGCAAGCCCACGAAGAGCTTCGGGTCGAATCGGTGGAGCTGGTCACTCGATATGAGCTCGACTCTGGTCAAGCCGAAGTGGGTCATCGCCAACGAGGTGCGCGAGTTCCTTCTCGCTCATCCCGACACCGAACACGAGGTCGAGTTGTGGGCCGACTACGGCGCCTATGACCACGTGGCCCTCGCCCAACTTTGGGGACGGATGATCCGGCTGCCGAAGGGCCTGCCGATGTTCACCCATGAGTTCCAGCAGAGGTGGCGCGACGCGGGTCGCCCCGAGCTACCCGAGCAGACCGATGGACAGCACGACGCGCTCGCCGACGCCCGGAACCTGAAGGAGTGTTTCGAGGTGCTACAGCAGGCGGAATGAATCCACCGGCTACGGAAATAGTCGATTTACGGAGGTTCATCCTCGGCGAGTTTGAAGGAGCGCAGTGTTCTTCCAAGTCAGCGACCAGGTTCCGCAGAGTCCGAAGCATCGCGCTCTGGCTGAGCGGGCACTCGAGGGGCACCTCGACGGGATCGCTGCGATCGGACTGTGGACGATGGCCGGCGCGGACACGAACGGCACCGCCGAGCACCGCCCGAAAGACGGTGTGGTCCGGCGGACCGACCTGATCCGCATCCTGCTCAACCCGCAGATCGCCGAGCACCTGGCGTCGATCCTCGTCGAGGTCGGACTCTGGCACGCCCCCGGCCACACCTGCCCCCGCTGCCCCGAGGTCGAACCCGGCACCTACCTGTTCCACGACTGGTTCGACATGGGATACGACCCCGGCGACAAGGTCGATATCACCCGCCGCAAACGGAAGGAGCTCAAAGACCAGGAGATCATCAACTCGGTATGGGCACGCGACTGCATCGATCCCGCGAAGCCGACCGAAGCGAATTGCCGCTACTGCGGCATCCTCATCCGCCGCAAGGACACCCGATCGGAAACCGGCCGCCGGGCCTCGCTCGATCACGTCGATCCGAACCGTGCCGATGGTGTCCGCAACATCGTGCTGTGCTGCACGTCCTGCAACCAACACAAGGGACAACGAACCCCGGCCCAGGCCGACATGGTCCTGCTGCCACCGCCCGCTCGTGACAACGTCTCGCCGCATCCCGCTGCTGAGAAAGTTTCGCCGCACCGATCCGCCGCTGAGAACGTCTCGCCGACAACAGTCGCCGCTGAGACCGGATCGCCGGATCACCGCGCCGCCGAAATGACCTCGCCGGACACCCGCGCTGCAGAGACCGCACGTCCGACCAGCAGTGACGCGACCACCCGTCGACCACGACCCGACCAGACCACCGACCACGCGAAACGAGCTGTCCCCACGCGGGCGACGCGCGCGCGTACGGGCGTGGCAGGGTCAGGGCAGGGTCAGGGTTGGGTTACTGGTGAGGGTTACCAGGATGGGTTAGCCGCTGCTGTTGACGAGAGATCACCTCGCAAACGTCGTCGGGGTAGAGGCGGCAGGAACCGTAACCGGAATCTTTCAACCCCTGACCAACTGATCGATTCCTCGAAACCCATTCCCGAACCTCAACCCGAATCCCGTGAGTGGGATGCGGGCGCCGCACCGCACGTGCCGGCCCCGGGCAGGTTCGGCTCCCCCTGGGCGGGATGGACCGGGCCGCCGTCGACGGTCGATGAGACCACCTGTCCGATCCACCATCTGCCCGAACCGTGCTGGAAGTGCGCACCACCGGAAGGACATCCCCATGACCACTGACCCGAACGACCGGTTCACCCCGGCCGAACTCGCCGATCTCGACAGCCGGGCCGTGCAGCTGGTCGCGATCGCACACGGCGAGGGCAGTGCCGGCGACGTCGCACGGTTGACCGCGAACCTGGATCGGCAGCAGCTGATCGGCCTCGCGATCTCGTGCGCGGCGATGGTTGACCCGGACCGGTCGGTCGCCGAGCTGCTCGCGTGGATGAACGCCGACGACCCGCGTCAGGGCTGGACCGACGAGGAGTTGCGGCGAGCCCACGCCCGATACAGCCGGGGGGTGCGTGACGAGCAAACGGTCCAGGGCGAGCGGATCTACCAGAAGATCAGCAAACGGCGGCAGCGCACCGCACCGTCGACCGGACTCGAGGTGGTCGCATGAGCCGGCCGTCGATCCGTCGGGTCAAGGAAGACCTGGAGTATCTGCAGGAGGCGTGGCCGTCGCTCGTGGCGTTGAGGGTTCCGGGTACGGCCCGCTCGTGGGTGGAGAACCCGCGCCGTGCCGGGATGCTCTCACCCGAGGACCAGGAGCGTCTCGGCAAACGCGGGTTCCAGACCCCGGCCCCCGCCGACATCCAGGTGCTCGACCTGATCTGGTCGATCGCCAACCAGGCGCGGGACATCGTCGAGTGCATGGTCGAGGTGATCGACGCGGGCCGCGACTATGTGCCGGCCGAATCATCGACCCGGGATCCGCGGCCGTGGTTGGAGACGGCACGCGAACTGATCGACGCCGCCCAGAAGATCGACGAGGCGACGCTGCCGTGGGTGGCGTGCCAGATCGCACCGCTGGTGAAGCAGACCGCGCATCTGCTCGGGGACTTCCGTGACGGGCAGGTGCTCAACGGGATCTGCCCGTGGTGCAACGGCCGCGGCGACGGCGGGATGGTGGGGCTGCGCACGATGCAGCTGCACTACCCGGACCCGGACGAGGAGGACGACCAGCCGTTGGTGGTGTGCCGTGGGGTGAACTGTGATCCGCCGCGGGGGATGGTGGGGATGCGGTGGCGTGGCCGTCCGGCCTGGACTCGTCGTGAGTGGGACTGGTTGGCGAAGATGCTGCGCGATCCCGAGGCCGAGCCGGGTGTGGTGGAGAAGGTGGGGTGACACGCCTGGATGTGGGGGCTGGCTTGCTAACAGAGTTATCCACAGGCATGATGTCCCCAAGCGACCTCCCATGCCCGAAGCAAGGCATGGGAGGTTTCGCATATCCGGGCCGGTGTCCGATCGGATGCGGGAGGTCGAGCCACATGCAACTCACCAGGATCGGTCGACTGTTGGTGTGGCTGCGCAACCTCGACGCACGACGGAGGGTGCGGCCGTGACCGATGAGCAGACAGTCGAGTTGTGGCCGGTCAACATGCGGACCGGACTGTGGTGCACGACCTGCCAGCTGCCGAGCGTGGTCGAGTTCGATCTGGCCACCCTCGGAGACGACGGCGTGACTGTGGTCGCCGAGGCTGCCACCGTGTGCACCGAGTGTTCGAGCGAGGACACCGACTGATGTCGACAACGCGGCCCCGCAAGACCACGACCCAGAAGGGTCTCGGGTGGTTGCATCAGCAGCAGCGCACCCGGTTGCTCAACCGTCACGTCGACGGCACGCCGTGCTGGTGGTGCGATCGGCCGATGTTCCGTGATCCGGATCGGAACTTCGACAACCAGCCGTTGGCAGCCGACCACACGCAGGCCCGCATTCATGGCGGCATGAAGGCCGACCGGCTGCTGCACAACAAGTGCAACTCTGAGCGGCAGGACGGCCGCAACGACGACCGCCGGCCCGCCGTCACCGGGCAGTCGATCGAGCCGGCGACCGCCGATGACCGCGCCGACTGGTGCCTGCTCGACTGGTGACTCACCTCCGTCCCTCGCCCGCATCCCACCGGCTCTGACCAGGGAAAATGCGGGTGGGGGGGTGTTCCTGACCGCCCCGCCGACGGAGTCAATCTCTCTCTCCGTTTTTTCCCAAGGGGGTGGACCGCCGGTGGGCGACGAGGTGACCGGGGCCGGGCCGGGCGAGGTCGCGCAAGCCGCGGCGGCCGGCGACAAGCGGGCGACGTTGGTCGCGATGCGCGACCGCTGCGCGCGGGCGATCGACGACTCGTCGACGCCGGCCCGCGATCTCGCGGCGTTGACGAAACGGCTCTCGGACTTCATGGACGCGATCGAGGAAATCGACGAGAGGGCGAAGGCGGAGGCAGGTTCGGATGACGACAACAACACGTCGTCGACCGACGAGGTCTTTGACCCCGAAGCTCTCTGAGGCTGCCCGCCATGTGGTGATCCCCGAGGGGATCGTCTCGACCGGCTACGGCGGGATCCGCAAGTGGCTGCGGCTGATGCGGGTCGAGCACGACCCGTGGCAGCAGGGCGTCGGGCAGATCGCGCTCGGCAAGACCGCCGACGGCATGTACGCGGCGACGGTCGGCGGCATCACCATCAGCATCCCGCGGCAGGTCGGCAAGACGTTCTTCGTCGGCTCGCTGGTCATCGCCCTGTGTCTCGAGTTCCCGGGCCTGACCGTGGTGTGGACCGCGCACCACCTGCGGACCTCGACCCGCACGTTCCAGACGCTGCAGTCGCTGGTCAAGCGTCCGGGCATCGCGGCGTATGTGCCGTCGAACGGGGTGCGCACCGCCAACGGCGAGCAGCAGATCGCGTTCACGAACGGCTCGATCATCATGTTCGGTGCCCGGTCGATGGGCTTCGGGCGTGGCTTCGAGGAAGTCGACGTCGAGGTGTTCGACGAGGCGCAGATCCTCACCGAGCGTGCCCTCGAGGACATGCTCGCGGCGACGAACCAGTCGCAGCATCCGGCCGGCGCGCTGTTGTTCTACCTGGGCACGCCGCCGCGGCCCGGGATCGATCCGGGAGAGGCGTTCTCGAAGAAGCGCCGCAAGGCGCTCGCGGGGCAGCTGCGCAACGGCGCGTACATCGAGTGCAGCGCCGATCGCGATGGGGACATCGACGATCCGGAGCAGTGGAAGATCGCGAACGCTTCGTACCCGACGCGGACCTCGCACGAGTCGATGCTGCGTCTACGGGAGAACCTCCCGAACGACGACGGGTGGCGGCGTGAGGGTCTCGGCGTGTGGGACGAGTTCTGGGATCAGGACGAGTCCGCGACCGAGAACATCATCGATCCGAAGCTGTGGAGCGACATGGCCAGAGGGGACGCGAAGCTCGGCAAGAAGATCGCCCTGGCGATCGACATGTCGCCGGACCGCAACTGGGTGTCGATCGGCGCGGCGGCTCGCACGAGCGACGTCAAGGTGCACGTCGAGGTCGGATACCACTCGGCGCCCGGGCCGGGCCTGGTGCGGATTCTGCTCTCGCTGATCGACCGGTGGGATCCGTGTGCGCTGGTGATCGACAAGGCTTCGCCGGCCTACTCGTTGCACCCCGACCTCGTGGCCGCCGGCATCGAACCGGAGGTCACCACAGCGGGGCAGATGGTGCAGGCATGTGGCGGGTTCTACGACGACGCGGTCAACGCGAACCTCTGTCACACCGGGGACCCGTTGCTCGCCGACGCACTCAAGGGTGCGACGAAGCGGGAACTGCCCGGTGGCGGCTGGGCGTGGAACCGCAAGGGGAACATGACCATCTCGCCGTTGGTGGCCGTGACGCTCGCGCACTGGGCGCTCAAGGTCTACGACATCGCCAAGCCGCCGCCCCCGCCGCCGGCGGTGGCAGCCCGCACCGATCCGGGGCCGTCCGGTTCCGGTGATCTCGACGTACTTACCGCAGCGTTCTGAAAGGAGCCGACCTCGTGGCCGAGACCGCCGCACCCCCTGTGCCGTCCTACGAGGTCGGTTACGTCCGCGCCGACGGTGGCGTGTCGACGATGGACTGGCAGCAGTGGATGGACGAGGAGAAGGTCCCCGAGCTGCGGTGGCCCCAGTCCATCGGTGTGTACGGCCGGATGATGCGCGAGGACGGTCGTGTCTCGTCGGTCATCTCGGCGATCGGTCTGCCGATCCGTCGCACCACCTGGCGGATCGAGAAGAACGGCGCCTCGGACGAGGTCACCGAGTTCGTCGCCCGCAACCTGGGGTTGCCGATCGTCGGCGAGTCCGAGGACGACAAGCCGCGGCCGCGCACCAAGGGCCGGTTCTCGTGGGCCGAGCACCTGCGGTGGGCGCTGCTGATGCTGCCGTACGGGCACAGCTACTTCGAGCAGGTGTACCGCCTCGAGGACGGGCGGGCGCACCTGCGCAAGCTGGCGCCGCGCCCGCACCGCACGATTGCCGGGATCAACGTCGCTCGGGACGGCGGCCTGGACTCGATCGTGCAGCGCGCGCCGGCACCGGAGATGAACGTGCGGACGGTCGTCGACGGTGGCATCAAGATTCCGGTGTCGCGGCTGGTCGCCTACGTGCGTGATCCGGAGCCGGGCGATTGGCGGGGCAGCTCGCTGCTGCGGCCGGCCTACAAGCATTGGCTGCTCAAGGACGAGCTGATGCGCATCGAGGCCGCGACCGCGCGGCGTAACGGCATGGGTATCCCGGTCGCCACCGCCCCCGAGGGTGAGACCGACATCGATCGGTATCAGAAGCTGGCATCGTCGGCGCGGGCCGGTGAGTCCTCCGGTATCGGGTTGCCGGCCGGTGCCGAGATGAAGCTGCTCGGTGTGTCGGGCAACCTGCCCGATATCCGGCAGGCGATCGAGTATCACGATCGGCAGATCGCGCTCGCTGGTCTGGCGCACTTCCTGAATCTCGATCGCGGCGGATCGTATGCGCTCGCCTCGGTGCAGGCCGACACGTTCGTGCAGTCGGTGCAGACCCAGGGCGAGGAGGTGCGTGATACCGCCAACGCGCACGTCGTCGAGGATCTGGTGGATCTGAACTTCGGCGAGGACGAGCCGGCGCCGCGGTTGGTGTTCGACGAGATCGGCTCGCGCCAGGATCTCACGGCCGATGCGCTCAAGACGCTCATCGACGCCGGTCTGATCCGTCTCGACCGGTCCCTCGAGGAGTACGCGCGGCAGCAGTACGGCTTGCCGTCGAAGGACACCCCCGCGCCGGAGGAGCCGTGGACGCCGCCGGAGAACCCCACCCCTGAGGAGAGTCAGCAGTGAATCCGTTCCTGCGAAACCCGAAAGCGTTCCAGCGCACCGCTATTCGTGCTGAGAGTCCCGCCCCGAAATCAGGGGAGGCGGGCACGGTGTCGCTGCGTCTGTACGACCCGATCGACTCGTGGGGCGGCTACTGGGGGATCTCGGCGAAGGAGTTCGTCGACGTTCTCGACGAGCTGCCCGAGGACACGAGCGAAATCCGGCTGCTGATCAACTCGCCCGGCGGCGAGGTATGGGAGGCGCTGGCGATCCTCAACGCCCTGCGCGCCCACTCGGCGAAGGTCGTGGCGGTCGTCGAAGGTATCGCCGCCTCGTCTGCCTCGTTCATCGCGGCCGGTGTGGACGAGCTGCACGTGATGGCCAACTCGAAGATCTTCGTGCACAAGGCGTGGTCGTTGTGCGTCGGCAACGGCGATGACATGGCCAAGAGCGCCCGCGACCTCGAGCACGAGGACCGCAACATCGCCGCGGTGTATGCGGCCAAGGCCGGCGGCACGGTCGAGGACTGGCTGCAGGTCATGGCGGACGACACCTGGTATTCGGCAGACGAGGCCGTCGCCGCCGGGCTCGCCGACGGTGTGATCGCTGCCAGCGGGCAGCGTGATGTCGAGGCGGTGGAGCAGGCGAGCAACCGTTTCGACCTGTCGATTTTCAATCGTGCCGGCACCGGTCGGTACGCCCGGAGTTCCTCTGCCGCCGAGGCGGAGGCCGATAAGAAGGAGGGGCCGATGCCCACCTTGAAGGAATCTCTCGCGGAGCGCCTCGGCATCGGAGCCGACGCCGATGACGACACCATCGTGGCCGCGCTCGACGAGGCACTCGACGAACGCGCCGAAGCCACCCCGGCCGCCGCGGTGTCCGCGGCGCCGAGCCTCGACCAGGCCGTCGCTGCGGTTCGCGCTGCGGGTCTCGTCGCGGTCGAGCAAGGCGTGATCGACGACCTGCGCTCGAAGGCCGAGCGGGGCGATCAGGCACGCGCTCAGCAGATCCGGGAGGCGAACGAGGCCGTCGTCGACGCCGCGATCCGCGACGGCAAGATCCCCCCGGCTCGCCGCGACCACTGGGTCAACGCGATGGCCGCCGATGCCGAGGGCACCCGCTCGGTGCTCGACGGCATGGAGAAGGGCCTGATCCCGTACGCCGAGGCCGGTCACAGCGTCGACGACGACGAGTCCGCGGGCGACGAAACCTACGCCGCCCTGTTCGGAAAGGAATCCTGAGCCATGCCTGACCACACTCCGCACTTCCGCCCGGGCCAGGGCATCACGCGCACCACCTCAGCGGCGGTGACGGGCGGCCAGCTCGTCGCCGTCTCCGGTAACGACACCGTCGCCGCGACCACCGCCGCGACCGGCGCGTGGCTCGGTGTCGCCGCCTTCGACGCCCCCGTGGGTGAGAAGGTCACCGTCCTCTGCGAGGGCGTGCACGAACTCGCCGCGTCCGGAGCGATCGCTGCCGGCGCGCGGGTGATTCCGGCTGCGGCCGGTGCGGTCGCCGATCTGGGTGCCGGCACCGATTACTCGCAGGTCGTCGGCATCGCTCTCGCGGCGGCGTCCGGCGGCAAGGTCCGAGTCAAGCTCGCTCGGTAACGGGCGCACACGAAGGAGAAGGGGCACACATCATGCCGATCACCTACCCGCCGCCCGCACCCACGTTGTCGGGCGACTTCACCACGATCAGCCGGTTCCTCAACGATCCGACGCTGATCGCGCGGCGCCTGCGCACGCTCGCCGAGCAGCGGTTCATCGCCGATGTGCTGCTGACCGGGCGGTACACCACCGATTCCGGTTCGGTGCAGTACGAGCAGGGCGAGACGATCTACTCCGAGCGTCCCCCGGAGGCGGTGGCCCCGGGTGCCGAGTACCCACTCACCTCGATCGGGACGGGCACGGCTCAGCTGGCCAAGACGGTCAAGTGGGGCCAGGACGTCGAGATCACCGACGAGGCGATCTCGCGGCAGAAGATCGACCCCGTCAACCGCGCCCTGATCAAGCTGGTCAACCAGATGGTCAAGACCATCGACGGCGTGGCGCTCGGTGCGATCGCCTCGCAGGTCACCCAGTCCACCGCGGCGATTGCACCGTGGTCCGGTACCGGTGCGGCTCCGGCGATCCTGCGGGACGTGCTGCGGGCGGTCGCCAATATCCGGGCGCTCAACGAAGGGTTCGAGGCCGACACGGTCGTCATCGACGACCTGACGTTCGCGAACATCATGAGCGACGACAAGATCTCGACGCTGCTCGCGCGTGAGTCGCAGGACAGCCCCATCTACACCGGTTCTCTGCCGGAGATCGCGAACCTGCGGTTCCTGCCCACGCCGAACCTGCCGGTCGCGGGCCAGGCGCTGGTGCTCGACTCCACGCAGCTCGGCGGCATGGCCGACGAGAACCTGCAGGGTCCGGGCTATGTCAGCACCGACGGTGTCGGTGTGCAGGCCAAGACCATCCGTAAGGACGACGACGACAAGTGGCGGCTGCGCTGCCGCCGCGTCACCGTCCCGATCGTCGTCGAGCCTCGCGCGGCGTGGAAGATCACGGGGGTCGCGGCATGACGGTCTACGCGGCCGCGGCGCTGGTCGTCGCGAAGAACCAGGCCGGTCACGTCGGCTACTACTACGAGGGTTCGGTCATCCCGTACCTGTCGGCGCAGGACAAGAAGCGTCTGCTCGACGACGGGCTCGTGGTCGAGGTCGACGACGCGGAGCTGCTCGTCGCGGCCGGCGTCGAGGACCCGGAGGTCGCCACCTCGCAGGCCGGCGGCACCGAGACCGATGGTGTGGTCGCGCGGCCGAAGCAGGCTGCCGACAAGGAGGACTGGGTCGCCTACGCCGTGTTCCGCGGCATGGCCGAGGACGAGGCGCGGGCGCTGACCAAGCCCCAGCTGATCGCCTCCCTGACGGAGTGACCGGTGGCGGCCTTCGCGATTCCCGACGACATCACCTTCCGCGGTCGGCCATTGCCGGCCTGGCAGCAGGTCGACGCGCAGATGATGCTCGACGCCGCGGCGTCGTGGATCCGGGAGCGTAAGCCGGACATCGCGCCGGACGACCCGAACGCGAAGCTGGTGTCGATCCAGGTTGTGAAGGCCGCCCTGGCGTCCGAGCAGTATCTCGGGCTCTCGTCGTTCTCCAAGACCACCGGCGAGGTATCACGCAGCGGCACCCTCACCAACCCGGGGGAGCTGCTGAGGTTCACCGACTTCCACAAGGAGCTGCTCGGCATCCCGTTCCGGGCAGGTCCGGTGTGGTCGTTCAAGGTCGGGGACTACTGATGTTCGACGATCTCGGCGAGCAGACCGTGCACCTCACCCCGCGGACGAAGCTCCGGTTCGGGGAGTACGTGGACGGCCCGACCGTGGACTACCCCGGATGCGCGGTGCAGCCGGTGCAGTCCGAGGAACGCCGAGACGACGGTGAGGCCAGCGAATCACGCTGGAAAATCATTGCACCGCCGGGGTTTCCGGAACGCACCACCAGCGTCGCGACGGTCGACGGGATCGTCGACGACGGTGGCCGGCCGCGTCGGTTGCAGGTCGACGGCGAATTGCAGACCCACTACGACGACGAAGGATTCGACGTCTACGTCGGTGGGTTCCTGACCGAATGGAGAGGGTAATGGCCCGAGGCGGATTCACGTGGACCTCACGGGACGCAAAACAGATCATGGCCTCACCGAAGGTGCAGAAGGCTGTGCGTGCTGCGGCCGAGCGTGGCAAGGCGGCTCTCGGCGGATCGTTCGGCCGCGCGGCGAAGGTCGTGCCGTCCCGCGGCTACGACGGCCGGCCCGGTTACCGGATCGTGGTGCCGCCGTCCCCGGCGGTGCGTAACCCGCTGGCGGCCGAGTTCGGCACCCGCCGCTCGCGCGGTGCGAACCGGTTGCAGGCCGCCCGGCACGCGGCGAACAGCCGTAGCGGGAGACGGTGATGGTCGTCTCCACGCCGCTGCCGTTCGCCAATGCGGAGAAGCTGGTCATCCTCGCGCTCGAGGATCTCGGGTGGACGGACATCGATCCGCCCCCCGAGGATGTCGAGATCGGCATCCGGGTCAACCGTGTCGGTGGCACCGACGACGGGATCACCGACTACCCGCGATTCGAGATCTCGTGTTTCGCCCCGTCCTACGACGAGGTCAACGACCTCTCCGAGACGGTGCGTGACCGAATGCTCGCGCTCGGCGGTGAAGTGTTCGTGCTCGACGGCCGGCGCGTCACCATCGATTTCTGCCGCACCGACGTTCCGCCGGAGTCCACGCCGTACGAGAACCCGGACCGCATCCGCAAGACCGCCTGGTATCAGGCCGGATTGATGCGGCCCCGCCCGGCCTGACCGGGCGCACAACCGAATACCGACATCTGATCAGCCCGCGAATCGTCGTGGGCTTTCTTGTTTCCACGACGAAGGAGGCAATCCCCATGCCCAGCAAAGTCGCACAGCTCGAGATCGCTCGGCACCAGCGCGAGTTGATCCTCAAGCCCCGCGCCGCTCACGTCTTCGGTGCCCCCGAGACAACCCCGGTGGTGCTCAACATCACCGAAGGGCCGAACAGCCAGCTCGCCGAACTACCCGACGGCTACTACGATTTCGGGCTGCTCGACAAGGAAGACGCCATCACGCTCTCGCGCGAGATGGAGAAGTCCGACATCAACGCGATCGGCTACTCGAACCCGGTCCGCTCCGACATCACCAGCGACATCTTCGGTATGGCGTTCAAGGGACTGGAGACGAACCGGTTCAACATCGAGACCAACCTCGGTGTCGACCTCTCCGGTGTGACCCCCGATCCGATCACCGGGGAGATCTCGTTCGATCAGCCCGCGGTCGCGCTGATCCGCCGCCAGCGCTACATGCTGCTCTCCGAGGTCGGCTCCGGTGTCGACACGATCTACTTCGGCCGGCAGTTCCTTGCCGGTGAGGTCGCCGAGACCGGCGAGCAGACCATCACCGACGGTGAGGGATATCTCGGGTGGCCGTTCACGGTCAACGCGATGGTGGACACGGCCTACGGGGTGTCGGTCCGGCACCACTTCGGTGGTCCCGGTTGGAAGAACCTGCTCACCGAAGCCGGGTTCGATCCGGTCGTCAACTACCTGGTGACCATCGGTGGCAACCCGACCGGCGGCACGTTCACCCTCTCGTTCGGTGGGCAGACCACCGCCGGCATCGCGTTCAACGCCACCGCTGCGGCGGTGCAGGCGGCACTCGAGGCACTGTCGACCCTCGATGCAGGTGACGTCACGGTCACCGGTACGGCGGGTGGCCCCTACACGGTGAAGATCGACGTCGCCAAGGTCGGCACCCTGACCGGTTCCGGTGCGTCGTTGACCCCGTCGGGCACGGTCACCATCTCCTGACATCGCCTGACGGTGTCGAACCCTTACCGCGCCCGGGCGCGCGAGAAACGGAGCAGGAAGAACATGGGCACGATGCGCACATTCGATGCGTCGAACTGGGAGCCACGCGAGTTGATCGCCCCGGATGGCCGGCGGTTCACCCCGTCGTCCCGCGCGGAGGAAGGCGAGCTGCTCGCCCGCAAGTACCGCGTGGCCGATCCCGAACAGGGGAAGGACGTTCCGCAGACGGCGCAGGTTCCGGTCGCCGACGCGGCACCGGAGTCGGCCCCCGTGGCGGAGTCCGTGGTCGAGGACGTACCGGCCGACCTCGAATCCGAACCTGCCGAGGCAGCGCCGCGGCCTCGTCGCCGGAAGGCTCCCGCGGCTGAGGCCCCGGCCGAACCCATCACCGAAGCCGCACCGGTTGCGGACACCCAGGAGGAACAGCTGTGAGCGAAGCACCCATCGAGATCGGCTCCCGCACGTCGGGCAACGTCAAGCGGTTCGGCGGCACGACGTCGACGAAGGAGCCGTACCGCTTCGTCCTCGCCGATAGCCCCGAGTTCGCGGTGCACGAACCCGACACCGGCACGATGCTCGAGCTGCAGTCGGACAAGACCACGCTGCGGCAGGGTCTGCGGTTGCTGCTGCTCGACCAGTACGACGCCGCCGAGCCGTACATCGAGGCGCTGCCGTGGGATGAGTTCATCGAGTGGCAACGGGATCTGTTCGAGTACTTCGGTCTCGACGCCCGTCGTTTCGAGGAGCGCCAGGCCGTCAACCGTTTCGAGCGGCGTCGCCGGCGCCGGTAGGTGGACGACCACGAGACGGACCTGCCGGCTTCGTTCTTCGAGACCCTGCTGAGCGAGGCGGTGGGACCGTTCTTCTTCGATCTCGACGGCGCCGAGGTCGTGCTCCCGGTGCCGACGGCCGATGCGGTGTGCGACCTCGACATCGCGGTCTCGGTGCACGACGAGTTCGAGGCGCTCGTCGACGACGACGATCTCGCCGACGACATCCTCGAGGTGTTCGCCGAAAAGCCGGTCGGGGAGTTCGTGGCCCTGGTCGACGACATCCGCAGTCATTTCGGGGTGCTGGTGCCCCCCGACGGCGGATTCCTGCGGGTGGTCGAGACCCTCGATCTGTACGGCGAGGACATCGAACGGGACCTCATCGGACTCGGTCTGAATCTGTACGACTGGGTGCGCGATCACGACAACACCCCGTGGGCGAAGCTGTTCCGCATTCTCGACCGCCCACCGGAGGGTGGCTGGTTCGAGGCGGCGCTCAAGTCCGATATCGAACTTGCCGAGCAGATCGCCAAGCGCAAGAAGGAATCGGGGGAGCAGCAGGCGTCGCCGTCCCGGCCGCCGCTGGTCGGCTGGACCCGCGACCGTGACACCAACACCGCGATCCTCGAGACGCTGCGGCGTATCGAGGCGTCGATCTTCCAGGCCAGCCCGAAGATCAAGGGCCGTGGCCCGAAGACCCCACGAAATCTGCTGCGTCCGTTGACCGCTCACGAGCGGTATCAGAAGTACCGACTGTACGTCGAGCACGACGACATCGCCTCGAAGGTGCTCGGATCCCGCTACAAGCGCCTGTCCCTGCCCGATCCGACCGACGACTGAAAGGAGCCTTCCGGTGCCTGACCTCTCTGGTGGTAGTGCCTTCGTCGACGTGTTGCCGTCGATGCGTGGCTATTTCCAGCGTGTGCGCCGGGAGATCCAGTCAAACCCGGTCGATCACCAGATCGAACCGAGCGTCGACCAGTCGGCGTTGAGCAAGGCGCAGAAGCAACTCGAGCAGGCCTCCGCGAAGACGGAAGCGGCGCGGCGCAAGCACGCCGACACGACCGGCGCCGTCACCGTTGCCGAGGCAAAGCTGCAGGCGCTGATCGACAAGGGCGTCACCGATGCCGGCCGCCTCGCCGATGCCCGGGAGAAGGTCGCCAAGGCCACCCGCCAGCAGGAGGCGGCCGCGCAGGCCTTGCAGGCCGCCGAGTCCGGGCAACGCAGCGCCGAGGGCCGGGTGGTGCGGGTGCAGGCCCGGCTCGACAGCAGCGAGGCCGAGCAGCAGACCGACACGTTCTTCCAGCGGATGACCGGCCGTGCCCGCACCTTCGGGTCGGGTTTCTCGGGGATCCTCAAAGGCGCCGCGACCGGCGCGGCCGCGGCGATCGGGATCGTCGCCTCGCAGATGGGTGAGGTACTCGAACGCGGCAACCTGCAGCGCTCGCTGCGCGCCCAGCTCGATCTCACCGCGGAGGAATCCAAACGCGCCGGGACGATCGCGGGCAACGTCTTCGCGCAGAATTACGGCGGGTCGATGGCCGAGGTCACCGACGCCGTGGGCGCTGTTGCGGGGTCGCTCGCGCTGATCGGCGATACCACCGACGCCGAGATGGAGGATCTCACCAAACGGCTGCTGGTGATGGGTCAGACCTTCGGCATGGACGTCAACGAGCTCGCCATGTCCACCTCGCTGCTCATGCGCAACGGCATCGCGGCCAATGGGCAAGAAGCGACGGACATGCTCATGGCCGCCTTCCAACGGGTGCCTCCCGCGATGCGTGGCGAGCTGATGCCGATCGTCGACGAGTACGGCGGCTACCTCACCGGGCTCGGGTTCACCGGGCAGGAGGCGATGGGCCTGATCGTCAACGCCGCGCAGAACGGTGCGATCGGCATGGACAAGATGGGGGACTCCCTCAAGGAGTTCCAGATCCGGGCGACGGACATGTCCGAAGCCACCGCCGGAGCGTACGAGATCCTCGGCATGAACCAGACGGACATGACCAACCGCCTGTTGGCCGGCGGGGACACTGCCAAGACAGCGTTCCGGGAGATCATGGCCGGCCTCGAAGGCATCCAGGATCCGGCGGCGCAGTCGCAGGCGGCCCTCGCTCTGTTCGGTACCCCGCTCGAGGATCTCGGGGTCGACAAGATCCCGATGTTCCTCAAGCAGCTCTCGAATGCGGACTCGGCGATGGGCGAGTTCGAGGGGTCGGTGGGCGAAGCCGGGGACGTCCTCGCCGGCGGACCGCTCGAAAGCATCACCGTGTTCGGCCGGGAGATGCAGAACAAGATCGTCGGTCTGCTCGACGACAACGTGCTGCCCCTGTTCGGTGAGTTCACCGGCGCTCTCGAGGACTCGGAAGGCAATGCGCTCGCCGCGGCCGCGTCGATGGTCGGGCTCGGTGGCGCGGTCGGCGGATTCGAGGAAGCCAAGGGCGTCTTCGATTCGGTCAAGGAAGGAGTTGTCGGCGTAAAGGATTCGCTGGTCTCGGCGAAGGACACCGCAGTCTCGGCGTGGGGCTCGCTCAAGGACGCCGGAGGCTGGGCCAAGACCCAAGCCGGCGCGGTCGCCTCGTTCGTCAAGACCTCCGCATCGGCGACGGTCGAGGCCGCCAAGACCGCGGGAGCCTGGGTGCTGGCCCAGTTGAAGGTGGCCGGCGGTTGGGCACTGGCGGCACTCAAAGCCACCGCGTCGTTCCTGGCGATGGCCGCGTCCGCGTCTCTCAACGCCGCGAAGGTGGCCGGGGCGTGGGTGCTGGCCCAGTTGAAGGTGGCCGGCGGATGGGCGCTGACGGCCCTGCAGGCCACCACCTCGTTCATCGCTATGGCGGCGTCCGCGTCGTTCCATGCCGCCCAGACGGCGTTGTCCTGGGTCATCGCGAACGGCCGGATCGCCGCCTCGTTCGTCATCTCCAAGGTGGCCATGCTGGCATCGGCGGCGGCCACCGGAGCGATGACCGCCGCCCAGTGGCTGCTCAACGCAGCCCTCAACGCCAACCCCATCGGCATCATCATCGTCGCCCTGCTCGCCCTGGTCGGCGCCATCGTGTGGGCCTGGAACAACGTCGACTGGTTCCGCAACGCGGTGATCACCGCCTGGGAATGGATCCAGAACGCGATCTCCTGGGCCTGGAACAACATCATCCTGCCGATCCTCCGGTGGTTCGGGGACATGTTCTCCGCGCTCGGCGCCGGGATCATGTGGGTCTGGGACAACGTCATCAAGGTCGCGTGGAACAACCTGCTCGCCGGGTTGCGCGCGGTCGGCGACTTCTTCTCCTGGGTCTGGAACAGCGTCATTCGTCCGGCCTGGGATGCCCTGGGTAACGGCATCCGCTGGGTGGTGGACAACGTCATCCTCCCGGTCTGGGAAGCCCTCAAGCGCGGACTGGGATTCGTGCGCGATTCCTTCTCCAGCGCAGTCGAGTTCATCGGTCAAGTCTGGGACAAAATCAAGGCCATCGCCGCCAAGCCCGTGCGGTTCGTCGTCGACACCGTCTACAACAACGGCATCCGCGCGGCATGGAACAAGGTCGCCGGGTGGCTCAACCTTCCGGAGCTGCCCGAGGCGCACCTCGGCGAACTCGCCCACTACGCGACCGGCGGCCGGGTGTTCGGTGCCGGCGGCCCGACCGACGACAAGGTTCCGGCCATGCTGTCCAACGGCGAGTACGTCGTGCGCACCGAAGCTGCTCGTGCGATCGGATACGACACCCTCGACCGGCTCAACAACCGTCCGCGCCGAATGGGTGAGTCGGATCTGTTCCACTACGCCGGCGGCGGCCGGGTCCAGGGCGGCGCGGTTCTCACGACAGATATCCAGCGGGCGATGTGGGATGCGGTGCGCACCGCCTTCCCGGGCGCCGTGCTGACCTCCGGCACCCGATTCCAGGACGTCGGCTCCGGATACGACTTCCACATGGCCGGTGCGGCGATCGACCTCGGCGGCCCGATGCAGCAGATCGCCTCGTGGATCGCCCGGACCTACCCTGACGCGCTCGAGCTGTTCTGGGATCCGGGTCCGAACATCGACGAGGGCCGGCCGATCGGCCCGATCGGTGGACACTCCGATCACGTGCACTGGGCGATGAATCGCATGGTCACCTCGGACGGGCAGCTTGTATCGGCCGACGTCGGTTCGTCCGGAGGCGGTGGCCTGTTCGGGTGGCTGCGTAACCGGGTTGCCGACGCCTTCGAGGGTGTGATGAATCCGATCGGCGACGCGATCCCCGATTTCGGGGGCGGTGACATCGGCAAGCTGCCGAAGCTCGCGTTCGAGAAGTTCAAGACCGGGGTGGGTGATTTCCTGCGCGGCAAGGCCGACGAGGTCGAACCCACCCTCGGGTATGCCGATCCGGGTGGGGCCGGGGTGCAGCGGTGGCGCCCGCTCGTCGAGGAACTGCTCGCCCTGTACGGGCACCCGTTGTCGTGGACGTCCTCGGTGCTGCGGCGCATGAATCAGGAATCGGGTGGTGATCCGCGGGCGATCAACCTGTGGGACTCGAACGCTGCGAACGGCACACCGTCCAAGGGCCTGATGCAGGTGATCGACCCGACGTTCGCGGCGTACCGCGACCCGGCTTTCGTCAACGATATCTGGGATCCGCGGGCGAACATCGCGGCGTCGATGCGGTACGCGCAGTCGCGATACGGCAACCTGCTCGCCGCCTACAACCGTGCCGGCGGCTACGACGACGGTGGGCTCGCGTACGGCCGCGGCCTGATGCTCAAGGACATCATCCGTCCCGAGCGGGTCCTCGATGCGGACATGACCCGCAGCTTCGACGACAAGCTCATCCCGATCCTGGACCGGCTCACCTCGATGTCCGTCGACGAGGTGCTCTCCGCTGCCGATCGGCAGGCGCTGGTGTCGGTGGATCTGTCCGGCGCACAGATCATCGGCCAGCACGTCGAGCACCAGACGGTCAACACCGGTGCCGATCTCGAACGCAAGACCAGGCTCGCCACCAAACGGGCGTTCGCGCAGACGGCAGGGCAGATCTGATGCAGACCTCCATCGACGTCAAGTGGATCAGCCACCTCGGGGTGACCTGGGATCTGATGCGCGGCACCGAAGGAGTGACGCTGACCTCCGGTCTCGAATCGCTGATGCTGCCCACCTTCACACCGAAGACCACCCGCACCGCCCGCGCCCCGGGCCGCCGGTTCCACGGCATCGACCTCGAGGAGTTCTCCGCGCAGCTCGGGGTCACGGTCGCCGACACCTGGGTCTCGCGTCCGGACGGGTCGTTTCGGCGCGGCGCACAGTGGCTCGGACTCGACGCCGCGTTCCGGGAGAGTTTCTCGCCGACCGAACCCGGCACGCTGCAGATCACCTCGCCGTCGGGCACGCGCCGCTATATCGGGCGGCTCGAGGACATCGAGGCCGAGTCGATGAGTCCGATGCCCGATGTCCGCGGCCGCCAGTCCTACGACATCAGTCTCGGCGCGGAGATGCCCCTGTACTTCGGGGACGTCGTGGCCCAGGACTTCCCGTTCGTCGAGTCCACCGCGGAGAACTACTACGGCCCGACCAACCTGGCGCCACCGTTCTACATCTCCGCGGGCAACGCCGCCGGCAACGCCCAGGTGCTCAATCCGGGGCACGTCGAGACGTGGCCGACGTGGATCATCGACGGCCCGGGGCAGGCAATCGTCGGCGTCGGGAACCACATGACCCATGTGCCGGCGCTCGGAGCGGGGCAGCGGTTGGTGATCGTCACCGACCCGCACCGCACCTCGGTCACCGACGAGGGTGGCAATCGGGCGTGGGATCGGATGGAGCTCTACGATTTCGCGCCGATCCCGGTCGGTGACCAGGTGCCGGTCAGCGTGCACATCATCGGGGGAGGACCGGGCGCGAACATCCGTCTCGAACTGACCCCGCTGTATCTGGGGCCGTACTGATGCCGGCGACACCGAACTACCTCGTCTACGACGCGGCGAACCGGCTGGTCGAGCCGATCACCGGGCACGAGTCCGCGACGATCAAGTGGTCGTGGACCGACGCGCACACCGGCTCGATCGTCATCCCCGGCCAACCCTCGGATGCGTTGCTGACCACCGTGCTCGACGCCGATATCCGGCCGGTGCTGTTCAAGGCCGACACCGCGGCGACGCGACCGTTCACCGGCCGGATCCACAACGCCGAATTTCTCGACGAGGGCGAAGGTCCGTCGCTGGAGTTGACGATCGTCGGGGACCGGATCTGGTTCGATGCGATGCTTGCCGTCGCCTTCCCGACGGGCAGCCCCGCCGAGCAGGCCGGCCACGAGTCCGACACCCGCACCGGCCCGCTCGAGACGGTGGTCAAGGGCTACATCGCCGACGCCGCCGACCGGCTCGGCGTGCCGATGGTCGTGGTGCCGGCCACGGATCCCGATCCGTCGCCGACGGTGACGTTGTCGGCGCGGATGATCACCCTCTCCGAGCTGATCGGCGATGCGCTCGCCGCGCACGGCTACGGCATCGACGTGCGCATGTGGCGCACCGGTGACCCGTTGCCGGCGGCGATGACCTTCGAGCCGGAGCCGGGCACCCTGATCGTGGACGTCATCACCCCGGTCGACAACCGCAACCTGCTCTGGCAGCAGGAGCAGCTCGCCACGTGGAGTCTGTCGTCGACCGCCCGCACCGCCAACCGCGCGTATGTCGGCGGGCCCGGATCGGGCACCGACCGCACCTTCTCCGAGTGGGTCGACGTCGACGCCGCCGCGGCGCAGGGCCGGTTCGCGCTGCCGGAGCTGTACGTCGACAACAACAGTGAGGCCACCGACGCCGCCACCGCGGCCCGGGCGGCCCTCGCGGCCAAGGCCGGCGGCAAGACCGTGCGGTTCACCGTCGTCGACGAGAACCCGTGGCGATTCGGTCTCGACTGGGAACTGGGGCACTACGCCTACGCGCGGATCGCCGGCGGGCTGTTCCGCGCCCAGATCACCGAGGTCGAACTCGACGAGCAGCCGGGCAAGCCCATCACCTACACCCCGCAGTGCGGACCGGCGGCCCCGGGCCGACCGGAAGAAGTCATCGAAGCGGTCGCGCGTCTGACCGCGCAGCTGCGTACCCAACAGGCCAGGAGGTAGAGCAAGTGGTAGCCACCGTCGCCGGATTCCAAGGCACTGTCACCGAATCGCAGGAGGCCGGCCGATTCGCACGCGCCGCCGGCCGAGCGGTGGTCGACACGGCCAGCGCACTGAAAGCCACCTCGTCGGGCACCCGCACGATCACCCTCGCTGCCGGATCGGCGCTGGTGTGCGGTGTGCTCTACACCGAATCGGCGGTCCAGTCGATCCAGCTGCCCGCCAACACCGCCTCCGGGGTGCGCCTGGACATCGTCGGGCTGCGGTTCACCTGGAACGGCCTGTCCAGCTCGGTGACCCTGTTCTCGAAGCAGGGCACCCCCGGCTCGACGGTGCGCCCGGCACTGACCCGCACCCCCGGCGGGATCTACGAGGTGCCGATCGCGGTGGTGCGGGTACGGCAGAACATCACCACCATCGCCGCCTCCGACGTGCTCGACGTGCGGGTGTGGGGCGGTATCGGCGGACCGTTCCAGGCGTCGCAGACCGACCAGCTCGCCGTGGTGGATCTACCGGTCGGCGCGCAGATCGAAGCCGCCGGGTCGGTGTATCGGGTCAGCGCCAACGACGGCGCCGGCAACAGCACCCTGTCGGTGGTCTCCGCAGCGTCGAATGCGTGGACGAACTGGGATCCGGTACTGCGATTCCAGGGCTTCGGCTCCAACCCCGCCGGCACGGTCGTCCTCGGTTCCGGTGGGGTGCGACGCGGCCGCTACAAGAAGATCGACGGCATCGTCTGGGCAGAGGCCGAAATCCGCTGGGGCACATCCGGGTACGACCTCGGCTCCGGGGATATCACCATCGACCTGCCCCCGGGGCTGACTCCCGAGTCGAACATCGACGACCGGTGGTGCGACGGCGAGCTGAACACCAATTCCGGGGACGGCTACATGAACTGGCCCATCAAGGTCGCCCTGGTCAAGGGCGTGTCCGTGGGCCGGATCTGGGCGCCGACCGCCGGCAACGACATCCGTCTCAAGCCGATGACCGCCGGACCCAATCCAGGGCAGCCCGGCACCGGTGTGCCCTACATCCTCGGCGGCTTCCCACAGGGCGGGGTGCTGACCTGCCTGCTCAACTACCCGACCGCCGGATAGGAGACCCACGATGATCTACCACCGGATCGCTCGCGGCGGAAACAACATCGGCGCGGTCGAAGACCATGTGCGCCGCAATCTCGCCGCCGCGGTCGACTTCGACGACGACCCCGACGTCGAGTACGACGCCGTCGCGATCACCTTCGACACCCTCCCGAACGGGGACGTGCAGGTGACCGGCGAACTCGACGCCCCGCCGTCGGCGCCGTATCTGCTGCCCGGCTACGACCCGGACGACCTCGAGGCGAACCCGCCGCGCTACAGCCTCGACGGCCCGATCGCCGATCCGTCCACCCCGCCGTCCCGGCAGCATCCGAACCTGGAAGGGCAGTCGCGATGAGTGTCTCGTTCGCCAAGGCCGTACGCGACGGCTGCCGCAATCTCGGGGTCGAAGTCAACGAGGTCGACGGCTGCTACAGCCGCGGCAACGGGCAGACCTCGGACTACCGCGGCATCGTCAACCACCACACCGCCGGCGGCTTCACGATCGGATTCGACCGCATCCTCGTCGACGGCCGCTGGGACCTGCCCGGCCCGCTGTGCAACACCGCACTCGACCGCAACGGCCGCCTGTGGCTGATCGCCGCGCACCCCGCCAACCATGCCGGCGCCTCCGGCGGCTGGGACACCGCACCGCTGCCCCGCACGGGACTGTTCAACAAGCTCACCTGGGGCTGCGAGATCCAGTACCCGGGCGTGGTGCCGATGACCGACGCCCAGTACCGCGCGGCGCTGATCCAGTCGCATGTGGTGTGCAAGGTCGCCGGGGTGCCGGGGGACTACCGGTGGGTGAAGTTCCACCAGGGCACCTCGGTGCAGGGCAAGTGGGATCCCGGCTACGCCGAGGGCCGCACCTACGACATCGCCCGATTCCGCGACGACATCCGCCGCCTGGACCTCGGCGCCGACGACGGTGGCCCGCTCTGGCAGCAGATCATCGACGAGCTCACCGGAGGCGCCTGATGCCCGCCAAGGTCGTACATCCCATCGCCAAGGTCCGCGGCAGCGGCTACGGCCCGCGCACCAACCCGGTCACCGGCAAGCGCGAGCACCACAACGGCGACGACTATCCCGTCCCGGCCAAGACCCCGATCTACGCACCGACCGGCGGCGTCGTGATCGAAGGCAAGGACCGCGCCGCCGACACCGTCGACGGGTTCGGCAACTGGATCTGGATCGACGCCCAGCACCAGGTGGGCAAGGACTTCATCTTCGGCCACCTCGAGCACCGCGACATCCTCGTGCGCGCCGGTGACCGGGTCAAGGCCGGCGATCTCATCGGCTATGTCGGATCCGCCGGCCAATCCACCGGCCCGCACCTGCATTTCGAGGTGTGGTCCGCACCCGGCCGCCTGGGCGGCAAAGCCCTCGACCCCGCCGCGTGGCTCGCCCGCGCCGGCGCCACCGAACCCCTCGCCGGCCCCACCGCGGCGAAGACCCCCACCAGCTCGAAGGCGCAGGTGCCTTCACCAACGAAAGGAAACACCGTGGCTACAGCAGCAGACGTTCAGAACGAACTCGAAGGCACCGACACCGGCCACGCCGTCGAGGTCTACGGGGGATTCCCAACCGAACTCGGACGTCGCACCGTGCGCTCGATCCAGGACAAGGTCGGCATCCTCGCGTGGGATCTCACTCGCGGGCACACCCAGTACGACGAGGGACTGCCCGGCACCCGCGGCCCGGTCTCGCTGTGGGACTCGGTCAAGCGGATCCTGCGGGAGAACACCTCGTGGCTGCCGCGCCGCGGCCTGACCACCCTCGCCGCGAAGGTCGATCAGCGCGACACCCTGCGCGGTGACGCGAAGGACGCTGCCTCGTACGCCGCGGCCAATCATGCGCTGCTCAAGGCGATCGCGTCGGCGAACAATGTCGACGTCGCCACGGTGCTTGCGCCCTTCCAGAACGACGCGAGCTGAACCGTGACCAAGATCCGCGATCTGAATCCGATCGGGAACATCGCGCGGCCGATCGGTGGCACCGACCTGGGCATCCCGTTCGTGATGCCGAACGGCCGGGTCGGCTACGTCTTCGGCGACACCTTCGGCGGCACCACACAGATCGCCGGCGGCCCCGACTGGCGCTCACCGGTGATCGTCACCTCGCCGACGCGGGACATGACCCAGCCGATCGTGATCGACGGGGCGTGCCGCGGCGGGGACCAGTTGTGGCCGTACGTCCATGCCAATGGCGAGTTCTCCACCGTGCTGCCATGCGACGTAGTTGTGATTGGCTCGCGCCTATACCTCTGGGTGATGATCACGCAAGGTCTCGGCAACGAAAAATGGTGCGAGATCTGGTATTCGGACGACAGCGGCGAGACCTGGCACAACGGCACCAGCTACGCCACCCCCGGGGTGGGGGCGTCCTCGCGCTGGTCGACCTCGGCGTTCCGCGGCCAGCGCGTGATGATGACCTGGGACCGCGGCCGCGACGGCTGGGTTTACGCGATCAGCACCGGTGGGCTCGCCCGCAACAAGAACGCGCTGCTGTGGCGGGTGCGTGAGGCCGACATCCTCGACCCCGCCAAGTGGGAGGGCTGGTGCTGGCTGAACAACCAGTGGCAGTGGAAGGCCAACCCGGCCGATCACGAACCCGGCGACATCCTGCCCGCCGGCGCCCGGCTCGGGGAGATCGGGCTGCGCTGGATCCAGGGCCACTGGGTATTCTCCGGGTTCGATGCCGGCGCCTACGAGGCGTTCGTCCGCACCGGCTACGGCCCCATCTCGGGCGTGAACTGGGGCACGGCCCCGAAGCTGCGGCCCGTGCGCGGCTCCGGGCTGTTCCCGGTCGGCTACGACGTGCAAGCGAACCTTTACGGCTGCTACGTCCACCCCGACAGCAAGTTCGAGAAGCCCGACGGCACCAAGGGCCAGTTCGTGATGATCGTCTCCCAGTGGAACGGGCAGAACGGCCAAGGTCCGTACCGGGCGATGCAGTACCGGTTCACCGCCCCGAACAAGCTCGGAACCCTGCTCGCCGACCCAGCGCCCAACGACGGCGGCAGCGGACCGATCTCCGAATGGGACCCCATCCTCGCCGAGATCCTCGGCACCAGCTGAGAGGGGAACGACCATGCCCGCAGACCATGCCAGCGACAACCCGGATACCGGTGGCGAGGAGCTGCCGTTCTGGGAGATCGTGCGCCGCGAAGCCGCCGACGCGGCCCGCGAAGAGTGGGAGCGAAATCAGGAGGCCTTCCGCCGCCAGCTCTCCGGTTACGCGCGTGAGGCCGGCACCGGGGCGCTGCTCGGACGCGGCGCCCCCGAGCTGCTGCCGAACCTGACCGCGGTCACCAGCCGTGGCGAGGAGCTGACCGTCGTCGACGCCCGCAACCGATCGTGGCGCACCTTCGTCCAGGGCCTCGCGATCGACCTCGGGTTCGCACTGCTGTCGGTCCTCGCCCTGGCGATCAGCGATTTCGATTTCCTCGACGGTGCCGCCTGGGCAACCCTCGGCGTGCTCGTGCTCAAGACGATCATCCAGACCGCGATCTCGTACATCGCGCGGCTCAAGATCACCCCGAGCTACGACGAGCCTGCCGCCGGTCCACCCGATGGGGCGCGGTCATGACCACACGGGCCTGCGGGCCGGGAGCGAAAGAAGGTGCCCCACGTGACACAGCCGAACGGACCGTCGCCGCGCACACGCACGCTCGTCGTCGGCATCGTAGTGGCCCTGTGGGGCACCTCCGTCGGAATCCAAATCGCATCGCAACTGCCGTTCATGCGCTTCGACTGGTCACCGCCGATCGGTCTCAACGAGATCATGACGGCCGTCGTGATGTGGATGCTCGCCCGCAATCACCAGGCCACCAAGGCCGAATCCGACAACCCGCCACCGTCGACAGATCCGCCGGCACCGCAGCCGCGAACCGACGAGGCGGGACAGGGAGGTAACTCGTGACCGAACTGTGGGAGACCATCATCCGCTACGTGCTGGTCGGTGCAGCCGCTTACGCCGCCGGCACGATCGTCCAGTACCGGCAGTTCCGGCTCCGGGGCGTGTCGTTGCTGGTGCCGTTCGTCCCGAAGTCCTCACGCAACTTCACGATCGTCGTGCTCACTCTGTCGCTGCTGACCGCATTCTCGGTCATCACCTCGCAGGTGCAGCAACAGCACCAGTCGCGGTGCAACGCCGACTTCCAACAGGTCATCCGCGACAACGCCCGCATCAACGACGAGGACCGCGAACTCGAACGTGCCGACGACGATCTGCGCGGTCGCCGCGACGACGCGCTCGACTCGCTGGTCCTCGGGTTGATGAGTGCACCGGGGAGCGGGTCGGCGATACGGCTGCTCACCGAGTACGACCGCAAGGTCCAGCAGCTCGAGACCGAACGCCGCGACCTCGACATCCGCCGCGATGAACTGCGGCAGAAACGCCGCGACAACCCGTATCCCACCCCACGGTGCGACTGAGAACAGGAGAGCGCTCATGCCCTCGAAGGTCGCTGAACTCGAGATCGCGCGGCACCAGCGCGAGTTGATCCTCAAACCGCAGGCCGCGCACATCTTCGGTGCCCCGGACACCACGCCGGTGATCCTCAACATCACCGAAGGCCCGGACGGGGAGCTCGCCGAACTGCCCGACGGTTACTTCGATTTCGGTCTGCTCGACAAAGAGGACGCCATCACGCTCTCGCGCGAGATGGAGAAGTCCGACATCAACGCGATCGGCTACTCGAACCCGGTCCGCTCCGACGTCACCAGCGACGTCTTCGGTATGGCGTTCAAGGGACTCGAAACCAACCGGCACACCATCGAATCGAATCTCGGTGTCGACCTGTCCGGCGTGACCCCGGATCCGTTCACCGGGGAGATCTCGTTCGATCAGCCGGCGGTCTCGCAGATCCGCCGGATGCGGTATCTGTTGCTCTCGCAGGTCGGTTCCGGGGTCGACACGATCTACTTCGGGCGGCAGTTCCTCGCCGGGGAAGTCGTCGACGTCGGCGAGCAGACCGTCACCGACGGCGAGGGTTATCTCGGGTGGCCGTTCACGGTCAACGCGATGGTGGATACGACCTATGGCGTGTCGGTCCGGCATCACTTCGGTGGCCCGGGGTGGATGCGGCTGCTCGAGGAAGCCGGGTTCCCGCCCATCGATCCGGGCGGCCCCGGCTTCGAGTTGTTCGAGTCTCCGCCGGGGTCGGGCCTGTACGCCTTCACCGGGCTGACCGAGGATCCGCCCGGATCCGGCCTGTATGCGATCCCGCCCGGCATGACCGAAAACCCGGCCGGTTCCGGCCTGTACACGATGGGAGCCTGACCGATGGTCAAGAAGCTTGTTTCCTACGATTCCGACACCGGGGAGCTGTCCTCCGACGTCGAGGCCGACCTCGCGCAGCGGTTCGGTGAGAAGCTCTCCAAAGCGGACGCAGATGCCACTTATGTGCCGCTGTCGGTCTTCGCAAAAGATGCGGTGATCGCTACCTCTGGCGCGTTCCCCGGCTTGGATCCGACCGCAGCCACAGATTCCACGGCTGCGCTGCAGGCGGCGGCGAATGCCACCCCGGACGGCGCTCGCTTGATCATCCCGGCGGGCTACTACCGCCAGGACGGCACGCTGTCGGTGGTCGACAAGACGATCACCATTGAGAACTACGGCGCCTTCTTCCAGAAGAGCACCGACGGGGCGATGATCTCCGCGGCCGCTACCGTCGACACCATCTACCCCGTGTCATCGCTGACGGCAATCACCGTCTCGGACGAGAACAGCGACCCCGGAGTGCGCCTGACGCTGTCGACGAACCCTGGCTGGACCAAGGGCGACATCGTGCAGGTCATCGCCGACGACATCCTCCCCGGCGTCCTCCCCGGCAACGGCACGAACGAACCCCGCACCGGCCAGTTCTTCCTGGTACACAGCACCGGCACGAACACGGTCGATCTGGTCGGCACGCTACATGATCCGATGACCACCAACATCCGCGTCCATCGGCTCCGCCGTCACCGCGTGACGATCGCCGGCGGGGACTTCAACAAGACCGGCACCGGCACCACCATCGGCCTCACGCGACTCGCCTCGCCGGTGATCCGTGACGCCTCGTTCAATGCCACCGCAGGCCAGGTCATCGGCGTCACGGGGTGCGTGGGCTGGCGCGTCGACAACATCGTGGTCGACGCAGCTCCGAACAACCCCGGCAGTGGCATCTTCGGCTACGGCATCAACAACACGTGCAGCGCGTGGGGCCGTGCCTCGCGAATGCGGATCCACCGGGTGCGCCACGCCTACACCACCGCCGATCCGATGGTCCCGGCGAACTCGTCCGCAGTGCACAACTACGGTCGCGCCTTCGGTAACGTCTGCGAGAACTCCACCGCGGTCGGCACGAACTCGACCGCCTGGGACACGCACTCGATGAGCCAGGGCGACATGTTCGTCAACTGCGACGCGATCGATTGCTACAACGGCTACGGCCTTCGAGGGCGCCAGCACAGCATCCAGGGCGGCAAGGTCATCGACTGCCGCTACCTGTTCCGGATCTTCTCTCAGACCGGGTCGAACTCCGAATCGTGGGGCCACATCATCGACGGCATCCACGCCACCCGGATCTACGGCGACGAGGAAGCGATGCGCATCGACCTCAACCCGCTCTCCGGTGTGTTCGAGTCCCGCAAGTCGACCATCCGCAACATCACCATCGACGGCGTCAAGGGCCACGTCATCCAGGCCATGAACGCACTGTTCGACGGCGACGGATGGATGGTCAACGGCGCGGCGGTCCGCACCCCCAACGCCGCGGTGTTCCAGCTGATCAACGCGAAAGCGAAGATGGGCCGGGTCTGCATGGATCAGACGGCTCACACCTCGGGCACCGGGCAGCGGTTCGCGTACATGGCCGGCACCTCCGAACTGGACGTCGCCGGCGGCCGGTGGGACTTCACCACCGGGCCCGACTTCACGCGGATCGTGGTACGCGCAACGGGTGCCACGGACAAGGTTCGGATCGACAGCCTCGAAATGTCCGGCAAGGCGACGATGCCATACGACTCGCTCTACGATGCGAACTCGTTCGTCGACTACACCGGCCCGGTCAGCGATGCACGAGGGTCGCTGGTCGTGACGTCGCGAGAGGCGATCGCGGATGCGACGAAGCTGGCGCCGATCGCTTGGACTCGGTCCCCGGTCGTGCAGCTCCAGCTGTTCAGCAACACCAGCCCCTACACCCTCGCGGCGTTGCCCTCCGGGCGGTACCGGGGTCAGATGCTGGTGATGTTCGTGCTGGGCACCTCGACCCAGCCGATCACGATCCCGAACGACGCGACGAAGAAGATCGTCACGAAGGCGGCTGCGGACCTGGTCCTCAACGCCGGCGCTACTGCACAGTTCGTGTGGAACTCGACTCACTGGGTTCAGCTGTAGCGATCGCCTGCGGACGTCGACGGGGCTTCTCGCCGAGGAGTAGGGTGCGCACGATGTTCCACCTGCCGAACAGCAGTTGGAAGATGATCGGCGCACCCACTCCGACGGCGAGGCACACCACGAATACGGCGGGATCCCAGTCGATGCCGACCTTACCGAGGGCGATGCGGGCGCCGGCGGATCCGAACACGTGCAGCAGATAGATGCCGAACGAGAATCCGCCGATCCATGCGAGCCACCGGTATGCAATCAACTTGCGAAGCGAGTACAGGAGCATGACGCCGCCGACACCGACAGCCAGGCTGAGCGCCCGACGCACCGCATCCTGGGGTTCGAGGTCGTTGACGATGACCGCGAGGCGGATGCTGTAGACACCGGCGAAGACGGCCAGCGCTCCGAGCAGCTCCCATCTGCGGAAGCTGAACAGCTTGAACCGGTACATGCCGTAGCCGATCAGGAAGAATGGCAGCAGTCGGATGGCACCGTTGATGCTGAACACGTTCGCAGTGTCAGGTACGCGAACGAACACGAAGAGCAGGAGCGCGACGGCGGTGCAGGCCGCCCAGCGCGGCACGGTGCACAAGGCGCCGGCCGCGCCCAGCACTCCGACTGTGAGGAAGATCAGGAAGATCGACTGCAGGAACCACAGGTGCTCGTAGCCGTATACGTAGACGCGCCAGAACTCGCTGAGCTTCGGCTTGCTGTTCGTATCCGGAACGACGAGCTTCATGCCGAACAGGAGCACGCCGACGGTGAGGAGCGGCAGGATCAGGCGCCTGGTCTTCCCTCGCAGTAGCTGCGGAAGATCGTCACGGCTCTCGATCGGACGCATGGCGTAGACGTAGCCGGAGATCACTGTGAACAGCGGCATCCGGATGTCCTCGAGGCCGAGGTAGAACAGTCGCCAGATCGAGTCGTCGGCGACATTCATTCCGCGGTCGGAGCTGGTCCCGATGACATGTCCGGCGACCATCAGAAATACGGCGAGGCCGCGGAGCGCCTGAATCGACATGTCTTTGGATCGGAGCCCCGCCTCCCCGCGGGTACTCACGGTATTTGTCATGGCGAAGATTCTCGCGCACGGTCGACTGTGCCGCAGTGCGACATGACGCCCCGCCCGTAACGCATCCTTATGTGCTTGGAGGAAACAGCATGAGTGAGTATCTGGACAACGGTGCGAGTCTCGCTGGGCCGGGGCTCTTCGACGCCGGCCACGGCGTCAGCTACACCCCGTACTACCTCGACGAGGAGCGCACCCGCCTCGGCGGGCTGTACATGTGGCACCCGTGCCCGTTGACGCGCGAGCGACTGGGCATCGACGACATGGCAGGCGTCGGCCCCAACGCCAAGACGGGTCAGGCGTGGGGTTACGAGAATGTCGGCGATCCGGCCCACATCACCCTGATCGGTTCGGTGCTCGACCCCGACTGCGGGTGGCACGGCTTCATCCGCAACGGCCGGTGGGAACCATGCTGACCACCGGCGGCGATCTGGATCGTCCTACTCGCTGAGTAGAAAAGCAGACATGGGTTACGCCTACTACGTCCTGCCCGACGGTCGCGAAGCCGGATACGGCGTGGAAGCGGAATGCGACCACCCCGGCTGCACTACGCGCATCGATCGCGGGCTCGGGTATCTGTGCGGGGAGGCTCCGGACGGTCATCGTGACCCGGACGAGCCGGGGTGCGGGAAGTACTACTGCGGTCAGCACCAGTACGCGCACGAGTGCACCAACCCGGTCTGTGATGCCTACTCCGACGACGACGAGCAACTGTGCTGCGGGCTCGCGAGGGGACACGAGCTGCCGCACCGCGACCAGATGAAAGAGCAGGACTTCGGGTGAGTGTCGGTGCTGCCGATTAGCCTGGCGTACGCACTGGCGTGCACCGGCACCCCCTGAGCCGGGACGATCGCCCCTCACCGTTTCGCGGTGGGGGGCGATTTTCGGCGTCCGGGCATGTGACACTGGTCGGCATGGCTGATTCCGAGGACGCTGCCGTGGTCGATCTGTCGTCGCATCCGCGCTATCGACATGCCGAGTGGGATGCGCTCGACCAGCTCGCGCACAATCTCGAAGTTGTTGCGGCGTACCTTGATCCGACGGGCCACGAAGGGCAGTAGGGTTCTGGCGCGCAAGATCATCCGCGCGTATCCTCGCGGGCACCTCGGGACGTAGAACGAGGTCGGCCCCGCACGGTGCTCGCAACACCGGAACGGGGCCTTGCCACCACCCAAGTCTGAGTTGGAGTGATGACCGTGCATGACGCTACCCTCTTGCCCGCCGGCCCCGGCACCGACCCCGTCCGGCTCTCGCCGTTCGACCTCGCCGCCGCGGGCTTCCTCGCGCGCTACAGCGGGCAGTCCTTCGAGGCGTACCGGCTCGATCTGCGCCTGTTCCACGACTGGTGCGCGAGTGTCGGTTTGGATCCGCTCGCGGCGCAGCGCCCGCACCTCGAGCTGTTCGCCCGCTACCTCGAGTTCGAGCGCGGCAACGCTCCGTCGACGGTGCACCGGCGCCTGTCCTGCCTGCGTATGTTCTTCCGGACGCTGCACGTCGACGGGATCATCGACCGCAATCCGGCCGAGTACGTGAAGATGCCGAAGGTGTACTTCGACGAGACCCGGATGGTCGGGCTCGAACGCTCCGAGATCTCGGCGCTGATCGCCACGGCCCGCGCGTCGACCCCGACCGACGGTGCGCTGGTGACGATGCTGGCGCTGCTCGGCCTGCGGGTTTCCGAAGCGTGCGCGGTCGATATCGAGGACTTTCAGTACACCGAGCGCGGGCACCGGGTGCTGCGGATCATGGGCAAGGGCGGCAAGCCTGCGTCGATTCCGTTGCCGGTGCCGATCGCCCGGGCGATGGACCGCGCCGCCGAGGGACGCACCTCAGGTCCGCTGCTGTTGCGTCGCGATGGTTCGCGTATGACGCGGCGTTCCGCGGATCGGGTGGTGAAGCGTCTCGCGCGCAAGGCAGGCATCACCCGGAACGTGCACTGCCATCTGTTGCGCCACGGCTATGTCACCTCGGCGCTCGACGCCGGCATTCCGTTGCGGGATGTGCAGATCATGGCTCGTCACGCGGATCCGCGGATGACCTCGCGCTACGACCGCGCCCGCAACAACTTGGATCGGCACGGCAACTATGTCCTCGCCGCCTATCTCGGGGGTGCTGCGTAG